CAACTAAAGGTGCAGCAAGCACATCTTCTTGAAAATCATTTGCTTCAGTAAGAGGAACACCCATACCTCTCATCAATTCTGACAATTTACTGAATCCACCCTCATCCTCATCATCACCTGTTTCGACTGGTGGTGATGGGATGTTATTTTTAATTACACTTTTAAATTGATTCATTTTTTCTGAGATATCCTCAGATTTAAATTTTTCTATTGTTTTTGTTATTTTAGAAGTGTCAAGACCACCTAATAACTTTCCAACAGCTAAATTTGTTATATCCTTTGGTATTTGCTCCTTTCCTACATCACTTAACTTAAATTTGTGTGCGGTGCTTTTTAATAAGTTTGGTAACTCTTCATCAGATAAAGTTTTACCAACTTCAGATGTCGGCAAACCCTCAGAAAATGCTTTAAATTGATTAAATATATCCTCAAAACCACCCATTTTTTGTTGTAATATCTCACCACCATCCTGTGCATATGTAATACCACGTTTAAGAACTGGTCTTGCAGAGAATTTTTCTTGACCCGGAACTATTTTTTTATTAGGAAATTTACCTGCTTCATTAATAGTGAGTAAATTTTTAAGACCGAACTTTTGAACTGCTGGTTTGTTAATCACGACTTCACCCGGTGTCAACATTGCAGGTACTATATCGGTGCTTCCTGTGCCGGGAACTAAACCACCTTTGTTAAAGAAGGCTTTTCCCTTCATTATTCTGTTTTGAAACGCAGATGGTTTTCTTGTAAAATCAATTTTATCGATACCTCTCTGCATCGTTTTAGGAACTTCAGTTGCACCTTTACCCGTAGCTCTTCCCGTTAACACACTACTCGCCACTGTGCCTAAGAAGGATCCTCCAGTTAATAATGCTATGATGCCTTGGAGACCTAAAAGTTTTGTTGCAAGAGCTGCGAGTGCAATCCCTGCAAAAGTGATAGAGGTTAATATAAGCGGGAAATTATTAGCAATAAAGTTAGCGATATTATTTACTATGCCGACGTTTCTTGGATTACTGAAAAAATTTAAAAGTTTAATTAAAAATCTACCAAAAAATATTGTCATGAAAAATTGTATGATTCCCATGAATAAATTTTTCACAGGATTTACAATTTTATTAGTCGTGCTTTTAACAAAACTTTTAGCACGTTTACCCACACCCTCCAACAAACTTTCTCTTTTTCTCCTTCTCTCATTTTGAAGCATTTTTTGAGTTTCAAAAAACTTCTTCATCTCAAACTTTTCTTGAGCTATGAGAGTTTCTTTTATTGATCCTACTACTTCTTTCAGACCGGTTATCTCTTCCTCAATACCTACCACTGGTGAAGTTTGCATGAGAGATGCAACTATTTTTTTTAAACCACTTACTTCCTCTTCAATAACTTCAAGACTAGATGTTGACATCTGACTAAGAGATGTGATCATCGCACCAGTGGTTACAGATTGAGTTTGTATGATATTTTTAAGTAAAGTTATTTTCTTTTCATTTGTCTCTACCCTCTTCTTTAATTCATTTATATCATCTCTTCCTAAAAATTTTGATGCAGAAACTTTCCTCGTTGTTCCCCTTATCGGTAAACCAAACGCTTGCATTTTATTACGAAAATTTTCAAATACTGGAGAAGTTTCATCCATTCGCTTTTCTTTGTTGTTCTTTTAGTCTTTCCTCTTCAAGATGTTGTTGTAATAATCCAACATAAATGTCTCGTTCCCAAGGCATCATGTTTTCAATCTCGGTCAAACTATATTTATGGTACTGCATCAAGGCAAAATTAAGTCTGAAGTAATTCTCCAGATTCATATGCACCATCGCTAGCCGAAAAAAGATGCCAAACCCTCAAGCACAACGTCACTTGTTACTTTTGTATTCGGATTTGTCACTTGAACAGTGTGAGTTAATTTTGGCATAGTCTCAAAGAATTTTTCAACCTCTTTAAATTGAGTTGAATTCATTGAATCTAAAAATTCAGTCACTTCTTTTTTTGTGCAGTCAGCAGCCACCCATACTTCATCTTGACTATAAATTTTATCAATACAAGACCCAATTAAATCAAAAGATTGATCCATTGGATTCTTTGTTGTATCATTTGGATCAAAGTTTGTTTTAATAAATTCATTCAAAGATGGGTATTTAAGTTGCATCATTAACGAATCATCAATCTTTATTTCATTTGAGTGATCTTCAGGTTTTTTAACTTGAATATCATCAAGATTAATATTCACTGTCACTTCAGTTTTATTATCATCAGGGCAGATGAGTTTAACTTCAATATCCTCTCCAACAGATTTTCCGCGTATGTTTAAAAACAAATACTCAATATCAAATGTTGGAAGTGCTTCAACTTTTATCCCTTTACTTAATATACAAGCACGAATTACTGCCTTAATTGCATTTGTAATTTGTTTTGTATCCTCACTCTCAAGGGCTATGACTAAAAGTTTTTCCTCCTTGACTAAAAATGGTCTATACTTTATCGTTTGTCCTGATGAAGGCAACACAAGTTCATAACTTGGTGTTGCAATTTTTGGTAATGGCATAAGTATTCAATTCAGTATGTTTATTTATCACCCAATATTTGAGTTTAAATTAAAGTTTCCAGTTTGTGTCGATCTATTTCTCTCTATGATACCTCTTACAGCAGGATCAACACTAAAAATTGTAGGTGGTGAAGGTTGTCCTGATCTGAAAAATTCATTATCGAAATCCCTTCCGAATTGATCAGTTGATGGTTGTATTGATTTTACTTTTCCAGTTGCACCTTTAGTAATAAAATATCTGGAATAAGCCATTGCAACTGTGCATTTAAGTAATCTTGATGAGTCGTATGAAATTGGTATAGAATTAATCGCAAGTGGAAAAACATTAACAAATTTGTAAGTCATGATTTTTGTTCTACCAACACCACCAAAATTTAAATTTTTTTCAAATTTAGTTATTTCCAAATTACCTTTATATTCTTTTGGAAATCTTACCCTATAACTAAAGTTTTCCCTGTCAATCGAACCACCACCGATTGATGGATCCTCAGCTAAAGTAGAGAAAGTTATATAGTTCATCCACGATTCAAAAAAACGTATGGGAAGATATTGATCAGCGTCAACATAAAATGTTAAATTAGTTGACTCATCGAAACCTCTCCGATATACATGTCTCTCTCTAACACCCGGAAAATTATTATTGATCTCAGCTGTCAACAATCTAGATCCGGGTAAAGATGCCTCGGCACATAGTATATTTAATCTCTCCTGTTCATAATTTAATCCTATTTCTTGTTGATATTCTTTTATTCCACCACCTATTCCAGACCCACCTGCAGGTAATCCAACGCTCACTAAAAAATGAGATGTGGTTGCTGGATTAAGTAAATTAGCTTTTACTTGAGATAAACTTTTGGCGGTTGGTCGTATATCGGCCATTTATAAATATTAGAACCTGTATATTATGTAGGAAAATAATGGGCGAGAGTATTAAAAGTAGATATACTCCTGTATACCCACACAAGTATAAGGGTAACTCGAAGATGATAATATGTCGTAGTAGTTGGGAAAGAAAGTTTTGTCAATGGTGTGATATGAATAATAGTATTGTATCATGGGCATCGGAAGAGTTTAGCATACCATATGTTTCACCAAAAGATAATCGTGTACACAAATACTATCCAGACTATCTAATCAAGGTAAAAGAGAAAGGTAATCAAATAAAAACATATGTGGTTGAAGTAAAACCACTAAAGCAAACGATGCCACCAAAACCTCGAAAAAGAAAAACTAAATCATATATAACTGAGTGTGTTACATATGCTGTAAATCAGGCTAAATGGAAAGCAGCAAAAGAATTCTGTGAGGATCATCGTATTGAATTTAAAGTTGTTACAGAAAAAGAATTAGGAATCCGATGAGTAGATTAGAGGGAAATGATATAAACAATCGAACGAATGATCCGGAAGACATGATGTTAGAAATCATGCAGATTTTAAGAGGAACAGTCACACCAGTTCCTGATGTAGGTAATTTCTATACCTTTGTTTATAATCCTAAAACTCCAAACATAACATATGATCAACACCCCCTTATCGCATGCACTGATTTATTTGCGTGGGGTTTTCGTGGGTTGAATTTTCATTGGAGAGAGTATCGTAATTATACATGGGCAGAACTAGCAGGACAATTATACATAGTGCAACCAGATGAACTTGATGATCTCCTTGCAATTCCATACGCTAAGTTCCTAAATAACTAAAAAGGTCGATATGGCAGAAAACACAACAATAGGTGAAATAACAGATAATCCCGGAACCACCAGTAGTGGTTCATATACACTTATTAATCAACCTAATAGGAAAAATAATTATGTAGATAGAAGTCTTGGATATCGTCCGGGATTTCGTGCAGTCCCAGTTGGAGAGTCAAGAGATGGAAATATTGGAGCAGGAAGAGGTGGCACAAGAGATTATTTTTTTGTTACTGATAAAGTAACTGGAAACATACAAGTTGTAAGAAAAGGAAACAATGTTTATGGTGTTACCGGTGATGATGTAATAGGCACTGTAGTTATGAATAAAGATGGATCATCTGCATTTGTGCCGTTTAAGGGTGATGAAGGAGTCAATGGAACAACAGCTGAACTAGAACATTTTTCTAAATCAGAAAATATAACAAAGGTAAAAGATTATGCAAATAAAGTAGCGATGAATGAATATAATAAATTAAATGAAGAAGATAAAAAGAAATTAACACCACCAAACAAATTAATTTATAACGAGGAAGATTTAAGTGCATTAAATGAAGATTTTAATATTAACGAGTTGGGCAATCCAATAGATGACGAGGGACAATTTCAAGGATCTAAATCACTTAAAGCAAGAAAATCTTATCGAAAAGATTTAGAATACCCACTTGGAATTGGTGATTTACCGCAAGATAAACTAAGAATAAGTGTGGTAAAATTTGAACCTGCAGAAAACCAAGGTTCGTTTAGTCTGGATGAATTAAGACAAGCAAGATTAAAAAACATTTCAGGGGGGACAAACGTTTTTGGAACAAAAGCTGTTACGAAAGTGCAGGTAAGAGGTGATAGTCCTTTTCTTACAAAAAGAAAAGGTCTCGCAGATAGAACGATTTTAGGCGGTGTTACTTTACCCATACCAGATGGAGTAACTGATCAAAATAGAGTGAACTTTGGTGAAGGAACAATGAGTCCATTACAAATGGCTGGTTCTCAAATTGCATTAGATTCATTATTAAAAGGTCTCGATGCTGGTGGTGAAAAATTAGCAGATGTATTTAAAACAGCAGCAAAAAGTGGCGACCTTCAACCTGCAGTGGCTAATTTACTTACAGGAACTTCTCTAGGTATAGATTCAAATCAGTTACTGGCAAGAACTTCTGGTCAAGTTTTTAATAACAATTTACAATTATTATTTCAAGGGCCTACATTGAGACCATTTAATTTTCAATATATAATATCTCCAAGAGATCAAAAAGAATCTCAAGAAGTATTGAGAATCATAAGAATGTTTAAACAATCGATGGCAGTTCAAAGAGATAACATTGGAATATTTCTTGGATCCCCAAATACTTATTTCCTTGAATTTTTAGACCCAATTGATTTTGAACATCCATTTTTACCAAAAATAAAAGAATGTGCACTTTTAGGATTCTCAGTTAACTACATGCCAAATAACACATACATGACTTACGATGATACATCCATGGTCGCTTATCAAATTACCTTCTCATTTAAAGAGCTTGATCCAATCTTTAATGATGATTATGGAAATATTGAAGGGACAGACGCTTCAGATACAGAGATAGGTTTCTAAAATGGCAAATCCTTACTTCAGAAATTTACCAGACATAGCATACATCAATAGGGATGGTGCAAAATCCACGGATGAATTTAACGTGGTAAAAAATTTTTTCAAGAGAGCAAAATTAAGAGACGATATATTTCAAAATCTTGCTTTCTTTGAAAAGTTTATTATTAAAGGTGATGATAGACCAGACAATGTTGCTTTTGAGGTATATGGAGATTCAACTTTAGATTGGGTGGTCTTGATGTCAAACAATATTATTAATATTCAAAGTGAGTGGCCTATGTCTAACGAAGTTTTTTATGAATATTTAATTGATAAGTACGAAAACGAAACGATTCTTTATGGTGGTATTCATCATTACGAAGCGAACGAAGTAAGAAATAGCAATAATCAAATTATAATTGCATCAGGGACAAAAGTTGGTGTTGGTCAAAGTGTTTCTTTTTTTGATGAGGGTAAAAAAGATCAAGTAACTGTGACTGATATTGCGTTGCCGGTTACTAACTTTACATATGAACAAAATCTTAATGATAAAAAAAGAGAAATATTTTTACTTAAAAGAATATATTTAAACTTAATCTTTGATGATATGGAACAAATCATGACATACAAAGAAGGTTCCACCCAATTCTTGGATGAAACCTTAGTGCAAGGAGATAATATTCGTTTGTACGATTAACTATCTGCTAACTTTTGAAAGTATGATAGTGCATCATCTTCATCAGAGTCAACAGTTGTAGTTGCTGCAGGAGTTGATACTGCCTGTGTAACTACTTTTTCTGCAACATTAAGACCCTCACTTTCGTTCTCTAATTCTTCATCAGGAACGTAACGATTGACTGGCTTTTTGCCAAGAACATACTTCAAACGCTTTTCAAGATCATCGTATGACTTGAACTGGTCTGGAGCAGTAATCGCAGTAAGTGAATACTGTCTCTTCCATAATGCTTCAAGAGCATCATCATCTTCTAGGACTGGCCCTACTTTGTCAAATTCAGACTTATCATAGTTCCAATATCCATCTTTCTTCACAATCTTCAACTTGAAGTTAGCACCTTGCCAGAAATCAAAAGGATTGATTGGAGTCTCATCTTCAAACTCTGGTTGCATTGCTTCCATAATCTTATCAAATATTTTTTTACCATACTTAAATAAGAATACT